CGATGGCCTTCTTCACGGCCTCGATCCGATCAATCGGATCCAGGGGTGCCGCGTTCGCGTGTACTTCGTCCTGCAGGACGTCCGGATCACTACCGTCGGCCGGGACCGCGCCAATGGCGATGGCCTGGCTGCGCAGAATCGGGGGAATATGCGTGGGGACGCCGCGCTTGAATTGGATGGTATGGCCGAGCGTGGTGGCCATCGTGTAATTGCGGTTCAGGACCATTTCCATGAGCTTCTCCAGTAGGTGTTAGAGAAAAGGGGCCTTGCGGCCCCTTTTCGAGTCTCAACGAGCAGCTGCCGTAGATTACAGCAAGTTCGCCGTCACGCGGTTGCGCTTGATGTAGTGCACGCGCACCGTCAGCTTGCCGGCAGTGGCCTCGGCGACGGTCGGGGTGACCGTCAAACGAATCGCCTCGCCCGTGCTGACGAAACCAGTCGGCACCAGCGCGGTGCGGCCGGCCGCGACCTTGTCGGTCGTGCCCAGGTAGCGGTTGTCGACGGTCGCATCGCCGATCTTGACGTTGTAGGCCGTGCAGCCCACGAACGCGGTTTCGGTGACCACCTCACCACCCTGGACGATCATGCCCGCTTCCTGCGGGATGATGTCGAACACGTGGGCGGCGACCGACGCAAACGCGTCGGCGGCACCCGCGGTATTCACCATCGTGTCGCCGATGGTGAAGGTGAACTCAGCAACGTGCAGCTCCTGAGCACCTCGGACCTTGATCAATTCGGACATTTTCGGTCTCCTTACTGCGCAACGTAGACAGAGAGAACACCGAAGTCCTGCACGGTGTTGCTGTCGTAGATGCTGGTGAACTGCGGCTTCAGGAAGCCAGCCATCTTGGCGATGCTGATGCCCTGCTGGTTGTCGTAGTCGAAGCCCTTCTCAACCCACAGCGGGTTGCCGATGTCGGCCATGCCCAGCGCCTGCGCACCGCAGAAGAGGATCTGGCAGCCGTTGACCGTACCCAGCGTACCCCACTTCGAACCGCTGACCATGCCGGTGGTATTCGGCACATGGCGGAACTCGTGGAACACAATGCCGTCGATCTCGACGCTGGAACCGGTGAACAGCGGGTTGGACTCGCTGCGCTTCTGGGCCGAGCGCACATTCAGCATGTACGTCGGGTCCAGCTTCAGCTTGGCCATCGCCTGCGGGGTCAGGAAGGCGTGGAACACCTCGTCGCCACCCGAGCCCTTGATACCACGCATGTAGCGATCCTTCGCCTCAGCCTTCAGCTGGACGAACAGTTCCCACATCGGGGTGTCATCGGTCGTGACCGTATTGGTGCCACCGCCGGCGATCAGCACCTTGTTGGCGCCGTCCCAACGGAACACGCGGCGGCTCGACGGAGCGGTGACGTCAGCAGCGAACTCCAGGAACGGGAAGTCGGAGCCAACGCGGGTCGCACCGCTCGGGTACAGCGCGTAGCTGCGGCCGGCGAGGGTCAGGAACGCGAGCTGATCGAGACGATCGGCGAGCCAGTAGGCCAGGACGTCGCGGCTGTTCTCGCGGAATCCAACCACCGACTTCTGGTCGGCCATGCGGCCTTCGTGCTTGTTGGCGTGACGGATCTGGTCATAGCGGATGACCTGATCGTACGTCTTCATCGTCTCTTCGTTGCCTTCCAGCTGACGATCACCGACGGTGCCGTCGCCTTCCAGGTCCGCGAGCAGGGTCATCACGCATCGCGTGCCCTTCTGCGTCTTCTTGAGCTCGGTGATGTGCTGGACCAGCGAGTTGGTGCCGGTGCCGAGGAACTTGTTGATGAAGGACATGTTGCGGGCGTGCTTCCACAGATCACGGCCCCAGTACGTCTTCTGCTCGTCGGTGAGCAGACTGAAATTGGTATTCATCGGATGTTGTCTCCAAAAGGGGAAGGTCGAATCACTCGTCCATATCGCTGGACCGGCGAAGTCGACTTTTTTGGAGGTCGCACTCCGTGTGCGCTGTCGCGGCACACCTACGATGCGCGCATCGTAGGTGTGCGTTTTCAGATTGTCAAGCGCTCAACTTCGTGCGCAGCTCGTAGCCAAGCAACGGCCAGATCTTGTCGACCGCGTGCTGGCGCGCGATTTTGCGACCGATCTCGGCGTTGAAATTCCGCGGGTCGGCGCACGCAGACTCGCCAGTGACGGTGAATCCATTCTTCAACACCAGAACGCAGAAGGTGAGTAGATCGAGGGAAGGCGGGTAGTCCGTACGAGACTGCGGGGCCTGCGAGGCGATGTGGTAGTTCTCGTAGAGGATCGCACCCTCGATATCCGCGGGCGTGACGCGCGGAGCAGTGAGACCTGCAGCGATGAGATCTTGCTCAGTGACCATTGGATTCTCCTTTGCACCCGCCGCACGGTTGGGCGGGCATGTTGGCTGGATTCGAGACCGCGACTGGAATCAGCTGCGGCTCGACGGGTTTGGCGCGGAGGATTTCGTTTCGAAGGGCGTTCCACTGCTCGTCGGACGGGTTGGTGACCAGCTCGGTGAATCCGCGCAGGTAGAACAGCAGCTCGTTGGCGTTCATTCCTTGTAATCCTTCAGCGCCTGATAGGCTTGGAGCATTCCGACGACGTCTCCCGCAGCTGCGGCCACCTCGGCCTTTTTCAGATCCATGCGCAGCGAAGCTGCGAGGAACGCCCCGGCAGGGCCAATCTCAAGCACGTGCTCAAGAATCGTACGGCACCGCTCCTGCTCACGTGGTAGATCCTCTGCGAGCGAGCTCATTGGCGCGCTCCCATCGGACCGAACGCTTCGAAGCCCTGCGCCACCACACCCTGAGTTGGGGGCTTCACCTTGCCTGCCTGGATCAGCTCAGCCACGGTGGGTTCTGCCCGAGCCTCCCCACGCTCCCAATCCGTGGCGAGGATGTCCTGGGTCGTCGGCAGCCAGATGAAACGCGGGGCCTGGGAATTCGACGGGTCCCGCAGCTCGAAGTGAGCCTGCAGCAGCGCCGTCTGGTCCCAGATAAGGAACACCGCCCGTGGGTCGCCCTGCCATGGACGGCGCATGGGAATCCCCATGCGCATCGCGATCAACGCACTTGAGAAGTCCATGGGTCTACTCCAGCTCGTCGCCGCGGTTCTGCCGCAGCACCTTCTCGTCCAGGGCGGCGAAGTCCTTCTGGCTCATGCGCATGACGTCCATCTTCCCGGTGCCGGCGGCGCCCGCCTTGTCGGAATCCTTGCCGATGGCCGAGATGTCCTGCGGCTGCTGCTTGACGGCAGCTGCGGCCTTGGCCTTGGCTGCGGCGTTACGCGCTTCCGCGACCGCAGCCGCAGACGTCTTCGGCGCCGGTGCCGCGGCCGGAGCGGGCTTGGGCATGACGTACTTGGCAGCCTGGTGCAGCGCCTCGGTCGGGCTGGCGCCAGCCTTCATGTACACCGCCATCAGCTCGCCCATCTCCTTTTCGAGCGCCGGGTCGTGGTTCTCGGAGTCCGGGTTCATCTGCGGGTACTTCGCCTCCATCTTGGCCAACTCGGCATCGTACGTGAGCTGCGCGATGGTCTGCTCGTGCGCGGCGTTGGTGCGCTGCGCGATGCTCTTGTCCATCAGCGCTTCGCGCTTGGCGTCGAGCTGCAGACGAAGAGCCTGGGCATCCGCCTTGCGCCCGTCGATGATGTGGTCCTCGTACTGATTTTCGAGATCCTTGATCTCCTTCTTCAGCACGGCGAGCTCATCAACCGTCGGCTTGGTCGCAGCGGCGAGCTGCGCCTTGACCTGGGCCAGTTCGGCGAGCGCAGCGTCGGCCTTGGCGTTGGCCTTGCCCACCATCTCGTCGACACGGTACTTCGGGATCTTGACGTGGGCAGCCGCTGCCTTGCGCGCTTCCTCAGCCTCGCGCTCAGCCTTCTCTTCCGGCGTCTCCGGCTCTTCCTCCTCTTCCTCGACCTTGGCCGGGGTGGTCGTAGTCGTGACCTCGCCTTCCTGCAGCGCCGCGAGCTTCGCGGCATCTGCGGACGCAAGTTCCTGCGCCGCCTTCTCCGCAGCTGCACCTTCGAGCGCCGCTACTGCGGGGCTCAGGTCATCGCCACGATCTTCGTTCTCGTTCTCGCCTTCAAGATTCATGTACTACTCCGCCGTTGGTTGTGGGTTTTGTGCCTGGCTCACCGCAGCGACGCGCTGGGTCAACGCCTTCTGCTTCTCTGCTTCCGCTTTGATCATCAGCTCCTGCTGGGCCATCTCGCGCTTCAGCTGCATCTCCATCTGCATCTCTTCGCGCTTGAGATCCGTCTGCATCTGGAGTTCCTTCTCCTTGAACGCGTACTCCATCTCCAGCTCCCGCATCTTGAGCGCTGCTTCGGACGCCGGGTCGTTGGGATCGTTGGCATCGGCCATGGCCTTGGCAGCCTGGGCCTGCTTGAGCTGCACGTCGGCCTCCTCCTTGGCGACCGCGGCTTCCTCAGCACGTTCCTGGCGCATCGCTGCGGCCTGCGCTTCCGGACTGTCCTTGTCGCCCTCGATCGCAGTGATGATATCACTCTTGTTCTTGAGACGGCTGCTCTGGATGATGAAGCGATCCGGGACCGCCACGCCGACTTCAGTCTTGAGGCGCACGGCCTGGTCGAACTGGTTGTCCTCGAAGGTGTCGCGCTCGGGCTGGCTCGTCACCACGACGCCGTACTCACCTAGGGTCAAGTCACGCAGGATCTCGCCTTCCGGCGTGACCTCGTTCACCGTCATCTGCTCGACCTTGCGCGACAGCTTGTCCGTGGTGATGGTGATCAGCCGCTGCTCGGAGTAGTAGGTCTGCACCATGTCCAACACGTTCCGCGCGAGCAGCGTGTCGGTGCGAACCAGGTTGTCCATCGGCTTGGCCAGGTTAGTCTGACCGCTCTGCTTGTTCGCATTGACGCTCTTGGCCGACACGTCCTCGCGCGCGGAACCGAGCTGGTAGTCGCTGACGCCCGAGATCGTCTTGATGTGCTCCTCGGCCTTGTAGCTGATCCGATCGAGCCCGGTCGGCGTCTGGTTGGGCTGCAGCTTCTCCAGCCCGTCCATGTCCTTGACCTCGATCACGATGCCGGTCTGCGAGCCGCGTGTTTCGAGCTCACCAGTCGACATGTTCGTGAGGTTGCCGGTCTTCACCTTGTACCCGGAGTTCGCCGTCGTGTTCACGACGTGCAGCTCCTGGCTGGAGACCTTGTTGAGCAGCTCCTGCGGGTCGATCAGGTTCTCCACCAGACCGATCGTCGAACCGTAGACGAAGTACGGGAAGTACGGCACCACAGTGAAGTGCTTGTACGGACTCCAGTCGTCGTGCAGCACCAGGTTGTCCGCGACCACCGTCCAGCGCACGCGCTTGATCAACTTCTTCTTCACGCCGAGCGTCGGCGAGCCGGCCAGGTGCTGCGAGATCTGGTCGCGGTCCCAATGCGCGGGGATCACGGTCATGTCACCCGTGATGGTGTCGATGAAGTGCTCCGCCTTGTCCAGCTTCCGGTGCTGGCGCTCCAGAACACGAATGTTCCGAGTGATGTTCGCGCTGCTCTCGGCCGTGCTGTAGTTCGCGATCGTCATCCGACCACCGAACCGGTCACGCTCGTCGTCAACGGAGTCGTAGCCGTAGGGTAGGTAGCTCGTTCCGCGCTCGCGCAGCTGCTTGGCAGCCGCGGCTGAGTACGCAATCTCGATGTCGTCGGGCGTGAGCCACTTCGACACGATCACGTCGCCCCACTTGTCCGGGTCGTAGGCGTCCGCGTCCTTGTCGATCAGCACGTTCTTCGGGTTCAGCTGCGTAATGCGCACCTCGCCGCGGAGCGAGTCATCAAACTCCATGCGTGCGTCGAAGAAACCGCGGCTACTGAACACGCCGTCCATGAACACGTCGCTGCGGGTCCACGGCAACTGGTTGTTGTCGCTGATCTGCATGAACGTCTTCGTCAGGGCGTCGGCGACCTCCTCGGTCGCGCCCTGGTTACGCGGCTGGTAGGCCGTATCCGTGCGCTGGTAGATCTGCTCACCCAACACGTTGCTCAACGTGCTCATGATCTTGTTGATCGTGAGCGCGGGGCGCTTCACCGCCTTCAAAAAGGCCAGATCGCCGGCGCTCCACTGCTTCCCGATGAAGAAGTTCTTGCACTTGTCGAACTTGGCGCAGAACTCCTGGTGGCCATTGTCCCGGAGCTGCTGATAGCGGTTCCAGGTGTCGTCGGCGAGGGCTTTTTGGGACATTAGGTCGGGTCCTTGAGAAGAGATACTTTTTGCTTCGCCCACGCATCCAGAGCAGCCAAGGATTTGAGGATGAGCGCGTCGCGTTCCTGGATCGTGGTGTACTGGATCTTCGCCGCGTGCGCCACCTTGTTCGTTTCGTCGGGGCGCTCACTATCCGACGGCGGGTAGAACGTCATCATCAGGTATATCGTCTGCATGGGAGCCTCAAGCGGTCATGTGGGAGCCGGTGTTGACAATCGCGTCAATCCCGTCTTTCCACGACTTTACTGGGAGCGGAGTCTCCTCCACTGGAGGCGGCGCGGCAATCGCCAGGCGCGCTGCCCACGCGCCACCGTCCACCACGTCGTCGTTGGCACCGCCCGGGAACCGCAGCAACTCGCTGATGGCCTGCTGCGCCCACGGCTGCACCTTCGGATCGGGCCAATACACCCGACCGCGCTGCATGTGGCCCTGAAGGGTCTTGGCACGCGCGATTTTGTCCGTCAGCGGCGGCAGCAACTCATACGCCGGCCAGTACTTCGACTCATTCATCTGCAATTCGAGCGATGGGATGATCGCGCGGGCAATCTGACCATCCTCAATGCCCAGCGTGTACCGCCCGTTGCACTGGTGAGACAGGCGCTGGCCCACTTCGACGATGGCTTCAGCGATTTCGAGTGTGCCACCACGAAAACGGACGATATCGACAACGTACCACACGTTGTTCTCGTCCTGCGCGATCGAAAACCCAACGGTCCAGTCGTTTTCGCGCTTCTCGCCGATCGCCAAGTCCCAACCGGTGTAGACATTCATGTCGAACAGCCGCGGCGGGGTGATGTAGTACCGGAAATCCGTCTTCTTGAAGTAGATGCCCTCGTCCGGGATCGGGTTCTGCTGGTACAACGCAGACCAGATTCGCGAACTCATGCCGGACGCCCGAATCCGCTTCAACGCGGGCGTCGGATAGCGCGCTTCGTGCAGGCACGTGTCGGGCGGGCGCAGCAATTCGAGGTCAGGATCCTCGACCGGCTCAGGTGAGCGCTCAATCGCGAAGGTTTTGCGGTTGCGATACTCGTACGCCTCACTCAGCGCGGGGTATTTGATCACCTCGAACTGGTCCGCCTCCGGATCTGTACGTCCGAAGTTCTGCAGCTTGCCCGCGAGGTCGTCGTCGTTCCACCACGTCTCAATCAGCAGCACGCCACCACCTGGTGCAAGGCGCGTGTACGCCGTGGACTGGTACCACTCCAGCAGTTTCTTGCGGACTTCGGGCGAGTCCGCCTCTTCCTGGTTCTTGATCGGGTCGTCGATGATCAAGATGTGGGCGCCCTTGCCCGTGATACCGCCCCCCACGCCGGCGGCGGTCAGTCCACCGCCCTTGGTCGTGTTCCACCGCTCA